CATAACTTTCATTCAACTCCAAGGTGTAGTGAACCACATTCTTTCCTTGTGATATGGCGTAAGCACCCATGGCACTCAAAACCCATGATTTACCGATACCTGCAGGTGCTACAACAACACCTAACTCACCTTGACCTAATCCACCTTGCATAAGTTCATTTATTATATCCCACGGTGTTGGTGTTGTGATACGGGCAGTTTCAGAATATCTTTCCTCAAAGTCCACCTTGTAGTCATGACCTAAGTTTCTCTCCGTTCCAGCTTTCATGGCATCATCAACTAATAATTTAATTTCTTCTACATCACCATCTCTTTCTAATATCTGAGCAGACCTAACTATAGCATCTTTCAACACTTGTGTTTTATGAAAGTCTAATGCCTTATCCTTTACATATTCTAAGTCAGCAGCCTCTACATACTTCCAAGCCTCTCTTAGCGTATCCTTTACATTCTGTTGTAGCATCTCACTATCTAGCTCACCAACCTTTACCTTAAAGGTATCCATGGTTATGGTGGTCTTATACTTACCGTAGTATTCTTTTATTTCTTTGACTATCCAATGAAATGCCTCATTACCCAAATACTTCTCATCTAAGATATCGATAATCTGTTCCAAGAATAGCTTATCTGTAATCAAACAGACGATAAACTTTACCTGAAAGTTATACCCATACTCCGATATAGATTTTGTTTTATTCATACATTATTCCAATAATGACCTAACACTATAAACTCTGTTACCCAATTATCAAAGTTAGGGATGTGTCCCCATAGCTTATCCTGCACCAATAACCTCTGTAGGTTATACTTTGTTGTCTTGGGTATCACATCACGAATGGTATTCGTAATCCTAAGTTTAGCATGATTAGATATTTCTGGCTCCTTTAACTGCATCAGTAAATAGTTTCTCTTTATCACATATTCATGATTGTTTATTAATTTTGATACCTTGGTTTCTCTATCCTTTGCCGAATCCATCAACATCATTATATCAAATGGTTCGTTCTCCGATAACTCAGGATATTCCTTTACCAAAGATTTAATACCCACACCTTTAACACCTGGTATACTATCTGATCTATCACCATCTATGGTTCTGCCTGTTAGTAAGTTCTGTGGATATAAACCAAACTCCTTATAAACCATATCCACATCATATGTTTTCTTCTTGGTAGGCGAGTATACCTGAACCCTTTCGTCTACTAGCTGATAGAAATCCTTATCGGTTGACATGATCGTAACCTTGGAGTCTTTCAACGATACATTACTCACATAAGCCATCACATCATCTGCTTCAAGATTATCGATGGATAATATGGTCAATGGTAGGTTCTCCAAGTATTCAACCAATCTACTCAACTGTAACTTCATAGCCTCGGATTCATCCTGTGGATTTACCGTCCAATCAACCACTCGGTTCAACCTTGATCTAACCTTACGCCCACCCTTGTAGCCAGAATAAACCTTTTGTCTTGGTTTAGAACCACCCTTACCATCGAACACAATGATACATCTCGTTGGTTTGAATTTATTGATGGTAAATCTGATTGATTTCAGAAACCCTACTAAACCACCTACATGTGAACCATCCTCGTTTAAGGATGGGTTCACCGAAAATGCTCTGATGAATGTATTCAACCCATCAATAATGAGGGCATGATCATCTGGCTTTCGTTGTGCTGGTTTAGTAGAGATTTCATCTTTGTATTCAGCGAATCGTTTTTTTAATAACCCATTACTCATCGGCGAATTCATCGGTTGTTGATACATCATCTATACCAAGTTTACCCGAATCATACTTCAATATGGTTTTCTCACAGATCAAATCATAGACATACTTCTGAGTATCTTCATCAGCCATAAGTGATTCAAAATCTTTCGATTGAAACTTATGTTCTTTACCATCTTGATCTGTTAAGGTGTACCACGCACCACCTTGTTTGACAAGGTTGTGTTGTTTAAGCACCTCTAACCAACTACCGAAATCATCAATACCTTTATCAAAGTAAAGTTGAAAGTCAGCACTTCTCAGAGGTGGACCTAAACGGTTCTTTATAACCTGTGCCCTAATCTTGATACCAATGGTGTTCTTCTTGGTGTCCTTGATCTGTCCCATATTCTTTAAACGAATACGAGTGGAAGCATGGAAAGGTAAGGCTTTTCCACCACTTGTTGTCCATGGATCACCAAACATCACACCCATCTTCTGACGCAACTGATTGGTAAATATTAAACACACTTTTTGACGAGCAATCATTTGGGTGATCTTTCTCATAGCCTTAGATAGAACTATGGCTTTAGATGTAGCCCACCCATCCTTATCAAAGTCAGCATCCATCTCCACCTTGGTGGAAGCGGCAGCCAAACTATCGACAAGTATCGTAACCAATTTATCTTTACTTGATTCACGAATTTTTGTAACAATCGTTTCAATGGTATCAAATATATCCTCTACGGTTTCCAAGTGAACATATAACATTGTATTGGTATCAATCCCAATAGCCTGTAAGAATTCACTCGATACAGCAGACTCGGTATCTATGTATACAGCAAGACCACCCTTCTGCTGGGTAGAGGCAAGAGCGTGAGCTCCAATCAATGATTTACCACTACCTTCCAATCCGTTGATCTCTGTAATCCTACCAGCAGCCAATCCACCATTAGGTCTATTTGATACTGCTAAATCCAAGATGGTGGCGCCTGTACCAACCCAATCAGTAACATCGGTTGGAGTATCTTCGACACCATCAAGAAAATAAGCAACTTGATGTGATTTAAATTGTTTGTTTAGTTCCGATGCGATTACATCGGCTAATTCATCTTTATTAGACATAACTTCTCCGAGCAGAAAGGGATGAACGACAAAAGGAGGAAAGTCAATCCACCCCTTTTCCGCGGTTTTATTTAGGAATTAAATAACTTATCGAAATCGTCTTCAACATTAGAGGACGCTTGAGAGGCAACCATTTCTGGTTCTTTCTTCTCAGGAGTTGATTCCTCTGTCCCACCATCAGGATTTAAAAAGGTCGATAAGTGCCCTTTTAAAGTCTCAAAGTCTGGCTCTGTGTAGAGTTCGACAATGTTAGGTTGAACGGTAAGTAATTTCTTACTCATATCCATGTCTTCAACGAGTGCCGTCTGATTTGGTTTCACACGAATGGTAGTCTTACCATACTGGTTACCAGCCTCAGCAGCAGTTTGCCTCTCCACAACGATATCACGACCTGTCATAGGATCTGAAATATCACCGTAGTCTGGATCAGCAATAATTGAAAGAAGTTCTTGGTAAACGGTTTTACCGAATCCCCACCATTTCACACCCTCGGATTCCTCTCCCCTAGCGATTACAGGAACAAATGTTCTCATCTTAGGTTCGATTCTCTTACCTTGAATCCATTCATCTTTATCGCCAGTAGATTTAAGCTTATCGGCAAATTGTTGAACTGGATCAGGTCGTCCAAAGGAAAGTGGTGAAAGCACCGTTTTGTTCGGTACTAATGAATAGTGAAAAAACAACTCTACGAATGGGTTGTCTTTATTCTCAACGTAAGGCGTAATTCTTATCTGTGTCTTACCAGCTGGTGGTTTCCAAAATGAATTAGCGGTTGAGGAAGTGCTTTGTAACGTATTCAAGCGTGACTTGATGGCATTAATGTCCATATTTATTCTCCGTGTTTAGATTGTTATTTATAGTTTATCTACTATAAATATTGTATACACATAATATACAACATTTTTTCGTAAAAAACAAGCTTTTTTTATGTATTTATTATCTTTAATATTCGTGTTGAAATTCGTGATAACCCGTCCTTGTTGGTGATAAGAATCATGTTCTTATACATCTCCCAAGGCAACTGAAATCGTGTGTCCAGCACACCATTGTTTATTGTTTTGATCAATTCGTTCAGAGCATTTATTGTGTACAATGTGTTGCTCATCTTCTTTCTGTGTAACGATATTGTGTTATTTACAGCATTGAAATCTAATTGAGCATTCTTCTCCACATTATATGTGCAGATCAGCTCATGGTTCTTGTCCTCGTTCTGTAGGACATAAATCTTTTCAAACACTATTGTGAAATTCTTCTGAATATCAGTTAAGGTTTGATCCAACCCTTTGGTTGTCGTGAATGTGCAGAGTAGTTGTGTGTTCACCTTTTTATTCCTATTATTCCCGATGGATTAGTATTTTTTGGCTTAATAGATTTAGTTTTAGTTTTACTTGGTTTTGTTATTTCAAAACCTTGATCACAACTAAATTCCATTCCCGATATAGTATTTATGCCATCCATTTCCACGGTTTTATATTTACCTTTATTAATAACCTCACCTGTTGATTTATCTTTTTTAAAACCTTGTATTTTATGTGACACATTATTAAACCTATTATACTGAGTATCACGGTTATTTATTTCAGCCATTGTAATTCCATGTGCACAATGTTTCATAAAAACATCTCTAACCTTTCTTAAATCATCATCTGCAAATCCGGCTTCTTTTAAGGCTTTTACATTAGTTGATTTCTTTACAAAGGCATTAAAAGCCTTTTCTCCTTTTTTTAATCCTACCTCATAGGCTTTATCGTATTCTTCCTCTGTCATAATACCATCTCTTACAACTTGAGATTTAGTCTCATCTCTTACATCATCCAATTCTTTTATAACTTCATCACTTGGTGGAAACCCATCGGGATTATTATAAACCTTGTCATAAGTATCAAGTAATGATTTTATGGATTTTCGTGTTCCTTTATTTTTGTAAACCGTCAAAGAAACTTTAGCAGCAGATGATGACCTTGCACCTTTATCAAATTTAACACTCTCCCCACCAGAAGCCTCAACACTAACTAAAATCTGTTGAATTGATTCGGCAACCACTTTGGGATCAGAAGTATCACCTGGATCTTTTATAGCAAAAACATCACTCACCTTAAAGGTTTCAGATGCTGGTAGGATAGCATTATATCCTTGTGATAAACGATGCATAAAGGTAATTGATTCAGCCACCTCTGCTCTTGACGCGCCAATATCACCTAAGGCATTCATATCTATTAATATCTCACCCATATCTTGTTCAAATTTTTTAATTCTATCTTGTTGTTCTTCAAATTGTAAGTTATCCCATTCAGAATCATCCAACGGATTTTTTATACCTTTAATTTTTTCTATTAACTCGTAATGTTCCCTTGTCAATGGTGGATGTGGTGGTGTGCTTGCCTCTAATACCTTTTCCAATCCATTTGCAACATTTTGTAAGCTTTGGTTTATAGCCTCTTTCCTACCTTCGGTGGTGCTTACATCTCCATAATCAACTATCTCTAAACCACCCTCTGCATCCGCTAGTAAATCTATTTGGTCATTATATCGTTGTATTCCCAAGACCACGGATCTTGCCTGTCTTTTAGCATCTTCTGGAGAAACTCCTTGTGATATCAATTCCCTCTCTACATTACCTATCTTTGGTACATTTTTTTTCGTGTGAGTTTGTCCTGCCATAGTGGCACTCACAACCTTACCATTCTTTCTTACAACTTCAACCGGTTCTGGTTTTCTCTTTGTGTTAGTAGTGGTTGGTGCCACCATCTTTGAAGAGGTTCTTGAATTCATAGGTGATGCACTTTTTAATCCAATAGCCTGTCTTAATTTTTCAAGTTCTTCATACCTTGAACCATCAGGTGATTTACCATATGCTTTTTTGTTAGGCACTTTTTTTCTTGCTTGTCTCGCAGGCTCTCCACCACCCACAGATGCTTGACCATATCTCCAATCATTGGGATTAATATCAGCTACATAAAATTGTGAGGTACGAGCAGATTTCGTTGGATTTCCTGTTTGATCCTTGACCGCCACCCACCTTTTTATGGCAGCTGATTCTTCATCTGTCATCTCATCAACAGTATCGGTACTGATTTTCTGTATAGCGCTAGCAATATTTTGTTTATCATCATCTGGTATCACCGTGGAAGACTGCACCACTTCGTTAACATCTGTCAAATCGTTGATGATTTTACTTTTATGTTTTCCCCATTGTACATTTTCTGGTGTTTTTTTAGAAACACCATATTCATCCAAATTAAGTTCATCATACCTTTCGATCTGTGTTTTAAGTTTTTTATCTATTTTCTTTTCTTTTTCAGCTTTTCTCTTAGCCTTTTCCCTCTCAGCCTCTTCCTTCTCTGCCTCATCTTTGGATATCACCCCACCCGTGTTGACAAGATTATCATCTCTTTCTCCTGTTTCAGGATCATTGAACATTGGATTATTGTCTTGCTTTATCTTTGGTGGTTCTTTCTTATCGTCAGGTTCTTTCTTATCGTCAGGCTCTTCTTTGGAATCATCTTTCTCATCATCTTCTCCACCCTCTGGCTCTTCATAATCACCAGAGTCCAATGCCTTTTCATAATTATCTTTATTTGTGAATACAGAGATTTCACCGGTATCCTTCTTTTTTAATTTATAAGTATCTTGTTCTAACATCAGTAAAACACTATTTATGATGTTTTCAGAAATACCACGCTTTAAACAAATCTCTTTCAGTAGGAATAGGTGATAACCGTTCTTTGTATTCGGACATATAGAACCTTCAGGTAAGGAAGCTCTCCATTCTGTAAATATTGAATCAACTATTAAACTCATAATCCTTCATTTCTCCGTAAGTGTGACCGGCCTTGGTCTTAACCACATAACCATTTTGCTGAAGTATCTCCTTTATCTTATAAATAGTCTCCACCCCATCTTTCCGATCATAATCAAATAAGAAGCTATCGTAGTTATAATGAACTATGTTCGTGCCTCTACTGTATAAATATCTATGAATCTCGCATAACAACTTAACATTTCTCTCGGTCTCATATGCCTGAATGTAGTAATTGAAGAGCTTCTGTGGATTCATATTGGATAAATTCTTTTTATGTAAAGTTCTGTTGTATATCTTAGTTCTGATAAATTGATTATCATTATATTCTTGCCACATCTTATCGATAAAACTCTTTGTTAGATTCAAAAACTCAACCTTATCAGCAACTGCTTTGGGTATCCCACCATACATATATTGAAATGTCCTTGTCTTACCCTCTTTGACATCAACCCCATATTTTTCAGATAGATAATCATGAACCGATGTCTTAGGAAATTCATATCCAACGAGTTCTCCGATTAACCTCGGATGATAAGCATCAAAATCCATATCAACGAATATATCATTCAACGGAGAGAATCCCTTGCGCTGTTCATTCGTTAGA